TTTGCTGGGGGAGTAGGGCCAAGTATTTTTGTTATATTAGGAATTAAGGTTTGGGGATTTAATAGTACTATAGAAGCATTAGGAAATGGGGGTGAATTAGGATTTAATTTATTAGTAGCATAAACTATAAATTGAATTAATTCTAATGGTACATCTTGCTCTCCACTTATACTATAGAAATTTTGGTATACTCCATTAACACCCATCCTATCAGGGAATCCATAGCATTTGAATTTAATAGATTTATCTCCTGGTTGTTTTTTTAGTTTTTTACTTCCTGTTATACTTATTCCTTCACCACTATATGCTGAGCATTTATCAGGAGTTTTATTTATAAAATCAGCTTTAACTCGAGTATATTGATCCTTAGTATATTTGTTAGCATTAGCATCTATTTGATCCCAAGCTACATCTCCTACTCTATTTATATCACCTAATCTAACAGTAGGTTTTTGAAATGAAGGGTTTGTTTCTTTAGCATAAAGAGTATTAATCTTATCATTAATGTATTTTTCTAACTCTAAAGCTCTAGTTTCAGCTAATGATCCAGGTTTATTAAAATTCTTATTTGTCCCTTCATTATCAGCATTAGGTACTTGAGATTCAGATGATTCTATTTCTAATATGAAATTACCTATATTAGTTGTAGCAAAAGCATAGGCATCATTAATTTCTTTATTAATAATATCTTGTATTTCTTGAGATAAAGAAGTTACTTTATACTTACCTGATGGGTAGTCTCCTGCTAAGTCTAGTATACCTCCTTTTTCAGGGTCAATATATCCAGGTAATATTGCTGTTTGTTGAGGGTTTATTAGTGAAGTAGTTTCTAAACCGGATTTAGAAAAAGTAACAGTAACATCTTTTGAATCAATGTCGGTTTTAATTGTAATTAACCAGTTTCCATTAGCATCAGTTGTAGTTGAGGTACCAGAAGGTATAGTAGGGCTAGTGACAGTTACTTTAACACCACTTAATTTTTTTCCATTAGAATCAAAAACTTGCCCATTAAATTGATTTGGCATAATTATACAGTTTTAACTATTTTAGATAATAAATTTTTACCATTTACTATATTTAAAAGATCATTACTTAAAGTTTCAGCATCTGAGGCTATTGTATTTAGGGATACAATTGAGGCTCCATTACTATCAGTGGCTGTTTTGAATGCTATATTAAGTGTTTGTAAAAACACAGCTATATCAGATAATACAAAATTTAAATTTTCACCTAGTACAACAGATTGTATCTTAGTTCCGTCAATACCTTCAGATGAGCCTAAATAAACTTTATCAGCGGTTAATGATATTTGTTTAGCATTTATACCTAAAGTATCACCACATGATAATTGGATTGCTTTATTAGCTAATAATAATATTGAATCAGACTTAGCATTAAATACTAATCTACCTGAGTTTAGTATAATTTGGTTTCCTTCATATTGCCCTACGTTAGTAGGGGGTGTTGATTTAGAAAATGAAGAATTATTTATATTAGCTGGGAATAATGGGAGTTGTTGGGTTGATGTTAAATAGATAGATGATAAATCATTATTTACATCTTCAGTTTCAGGCACCCATGAATTACTAGTATAAGTAGTTTGGCCATTTCTTAATATTAAAATAGGATCTCCGTTTTCACCTACTGATGACCATTTATTAGGTATAGTAGCGTTTTTAACCGTTGAACCTAAACGAAATGAATTACCCCATCTACCTTCATATATTGTATCTCCTTCATATGGTAGTAAAGGGTGAATATCTATTTTTTCTTTAAATGTTTTACCTAAATTAATTTCAGTACTACTATCAGTTACTCGTCTAAATGATCCTAACTCAGTTTGAGTATAATCTTGGTCTTGATCGGGTGATATGGTTGAGGTAACAGGGACAGCATTATGATGTTGGCTATTCCATATGTTTAATGGGGGTAAATAATATGATATTTGAGAATTAACATTATCCATTAAATCATTTCCCGGCAATACTATTATATATGTTATCTCATTAATAAGAGGATATTGTTTAATATTTGGGAATATGGGAAAGGCAGGAATATTAGGAATAACAGGATTATCACCTCCTAATATACTTGTTGGAAATGTAACATCTTCATAAAATATAGTTCCAATACTATTCCATTCTCCATATTCTTTAAATCTAGGATGAGTATTATCTAATATAATATCTAATACACGGACTGGGGTAATAGACATCATGCTGTTATTATTCCCATTAGTATTAACAGCAGGGGATATGACTGCAGAATATGTGTTGGTATTATTTTGTATATTACCTATTGAACCATATTTAATACTAGGCATTATTCTTCTTTTTTAATTTTATCTATTTCGGCTAATAATTGTGCTTTTTCTTCATCCGAAATACCAAATCCACCACCTTCACCTACTGAGTTATTCATTATGCGTTGGATAATGGTAGCCATCTTAATTAATTGTTCATCATTTTTAACACTTATTTCTAAGTATTCTTTGATTAATGGAACAATAAGAGTAGCATCACCTATACTTTCAACAAGCGGCTTTAACTCAGATATTAAAGCAGATATTTGTTTGTCTTTCTTTTGTTGATTGGTGTAAATTTCCTCTAATATGTCAGAAAATTTCTTTTTACCAAATACAACATTGTCCAATCCATTCATAATGTTTTACTTATAAATATAAACATCAGAAATTTGTATACCCGTTTTCTAGATAGAAATAGTAATGTTGTTTAAATATATCATATAACTTATTAGCTATTTTGGTGATTTTAGGCGTTTTAGCGTCAATAATCTCACGAATGTATATATATAATGCCTTTTTATTAAATATATCTATATTTTCACGTTTGCGAAATAATTCCAATATAGCATCAGCTATCTGGGCATCAATTTCTTTAGGGAATAAAGTATAAATATTTGTAGTACAGTATGTTATATATTCGTCTAAAAAATTAGATAATCTATCATGTGATAATCCTTCATCTATACGATATGAAAACTGCTCATTCGACTCAATTTCTTCAATAGGTGCTTTATCTACTCGTTTTTTATAATTTTTAGTATTAGTAATAATTAAATAACGTTTAGCGATAGTACCAAAATAAGAAAATGCTTTTGCTCCTCTCTCTGGGTTAAATAGGTGGATTTTAGAAAGTAAAAATGTTATTACTTCGTGTTGTAAATCCTGAATATTATCTACCTCAGTATAATAAAATTTAAAGGTATGTATAATATTTTCTGTTAATTTAAAGAAAGCATAGTGGATACCCTCACGGTATATTTTATCCTTCAACTCAAAATCTGTAGTATTATTGTATTCTACTATTGCATCCTCAGTATCTTGGGTAAAATATTGAGTTTTTTTCTTTTCTTTCACCTCAATCATAAATCTTTAATTTTAAACACATTTAGTGTTTCTTGGAGTTGTTTTACTGATTGGAAGAAAAAACCGATTTCATCATCTGATTCAAATGATCCTTTGTGATCTACTTCTTTTAGTTTTTTGTCTGATAATTTAATTATATCTGATATTTTATTTAGGTATATTTGGTACGATACAAGAATTTCATCTCGTAGTGTAATTATATCTTCTTGTTTTTCAGTTTTTTTAAGAAGATTAAAGGTCGTAAATCCTAAGATTACGACCAATATCCCTAATACTATAGATAATGTTATCATAAATTATTTAATAAATTCATTAAACCTTCACTTTGAACATTAGATAATGTTTTAGTTTTAATTGTAGGTTTACTTGTTTTCTTTTCTGTAAGTGCAAAATTATCTGACTTGGTGATTTTACCATTTTTAAATTTAGGTAACCATTCACGTTCAAATTCAATACGAGATGCCATCAAATCAGCCTGGTGAATAATAAAAGGTAATGATGTGCGAGGGCGTTGTTCGGGTGTCCAAGCCATCAGATATTTTTTATTACCATCATCATATAAACCATCATGAGTTTGAATAGCAATCATCTCGTTAAATGAATACTGAATACCATTAGACTGAAGTAAAAATAGTCCTCTATCTGGTATTGAAGCAAATGGTAATTTATTATTAAAGGTATAATCCTCACCTAATTTATCCTTACGCCATTGGTCGGTCTGAGGGATATATGACTCATGTTCTTCATCCCCCATCTTACCTAGATCATGGTTTAGGGCTGCAAATACTAATTCTTCTTTGGTATATGTAGAAGCATCTACTCCCATATCTACCCATACATCATTTAATTTAAGAGCACAGTCTACTACTCGTAAAATGTGGTCAACATACCCCCCGGGGAATGAGTTATGATACTCTTTCTTATATGACGCGGGCATCATCATAATACGTTCTGAATGTCTAGAATATAAATCAAGTAACTGTGAACGGCGTGGTTCACTAATGAATACTTTAATAGTTTCCTCTAGATCCATCCAGTTATTCTGGATTTGTTCAGCGGTTAATTTCATATTAGTTATACATTGTAGGTTCTGATTCAACAAACAGACGAGTTTGCTCAATTATGTCTTTTAATTTTTCAAGTCCTTCCATGTATATTTCTAATGGTTGTTCTTGTTTAACAATAAACCCTAATTGATTAGCAATGCTATCTAGTTTATCTAGTTGGTGTAAAACGTTGTTTTTATTTTTCATAATATTGATTTTTAATGTTTTTGTATCCCGTGTTCTTACATCCCACATCCTTTTTTCCTTACTCTCAAAACCCGTGATTTTAATATAATATAATAGAGAATGAACACCAAGTTATCCTTAAAAGAAATCTAAGATTTTTTGAATAAAGGCACACTTTTCATACTCTTCGACCTCTTCAAAATATTTAAGGCTTTTACTCAACGCCCTAAAAAATATAGGATCAGAATATTCTTCTATACATTCAACATGGACTGGGTTACCTAAGTCTAGTTTTTCTAAGTGTTCAAATGCCCTATTATATACCATACTCTCCCCAGCCCTCTTTACATCATCCGTATCTAAATTCTCATTAGAACTATTAAAAAACTGGATTAGTTGTTCACTGAATGTTTCATAGTTGTAGATTAATTTTTTAAACATACCCATATAAACTATAGGATGCTCAGATAAATCGATATAAGCAGCATTATCCCCCTTATCTTCGGAGTCAAATAAATCAAATATCTTCTTTATATCCATATATATAAATATATAGAAAAAAAAGAAAACGGCACGAGGCCGTTAATTTATCCTTTTAATAATTGTTTAATCTGCCGAGTTTTTAACTCGCTAATTTCATCTTCTAAACACTCTATTCGTTTAGTTAGAGTATAAAGATAAGTAATTGATAAAATTGTCTCAATAAGTAAAACGATTGTTAATAGTAACATAATAATAAATTTAGTGCGCCTACCTGGGCTCGAACCAGGGACCTAATGATTATGAGTCATTTGCTGCTAACCAACTGAGCTATAGGCGCTATTTGAGGTCCTGAACGGAATCGAACCGCTGTATGACCTTTTGCAAAGCCCCACCTACCCACTTGGTTACAGGACCTTTTTGTGCTCAAGATAGGACTTGCACCTATACACTCTTTCAAGTTAGAAAAACTAGCGTCTACTATCGGATTACCATGGTAATCTCGCTTTCGCCACTTGAGCAAT